ATACTCATTTGTACGGTAGGGAGTCCAAGTCTTGAAATCACGTTGTCGAGCATCCGTCTATACGCCAAAGAAGCGTCTATTTATTTGTCGAGCAGAACCGAGACAATGGACGAACGAGTTTTCAAGTGGGTACTCAACTCGTCGGGTAACTTTGGTGATGCCTACAACCGGATCATGGACGACGCATTTAGCTCACACGATGCAGTCATCATTGCCAACGACGACATCTGCCTGACTCCAGACTCTTACAGACTCATTCTTGAGGATGCAGAGCATCTAAAGAAGGCGGGGCATAAGATCGGGGTTTTGGGAGCAAGGTCTGACAATATCCTGGAAGCCCAGAACATCCGGTTCGAGGGTGGTGCAAGACACGGGATGAAATGGGCAGAAGAACAGACGATCAAAGAAACGAGCGTCATTGCGCCGATCTTTGCTTACGTAACCAAGGAAGCCTTCCAAGCGGTTAGGTTTCCGCCGATCAACTGGTTTTCAGATAACGTCTTTTGTCATACACTTACGGTATGTGACTTTAAGCATTTTGTTTCAAGGAGTTACGTTCACCACGCAGGCAGTCAGACGGTGGGTAAGGACGACTCCAAGAACATCAAGGAGGCAGCAGCATGGATGTGGGCAAACGAACCGGGAATAGCAAAGCATTACCGTCTCCCTACAAGCTAAAAGTGCCTCCTGTGCCCATCAGGTATGACCGGAAAGTAGGCATTCCTTTACAACCCAAGGAAAAGAAATGAAAGGCTTGCTTTCCCCGAAGGTAATGATCGTCATCAAAGGCGAGGAAGAGGATGAGAGTTGTCCGCTTCCAACGCAAGATGAGGCTTTGAACGAAGAGAACAAGGCAATCGCAAAAGAGAAGGCTATGTACGGCCCTGAACGAGAGGGTGATACGCAGTTCTGGAGAGACTTAGGCGCAAAGTGGCGTATCTCTGCAAGCCAAGCACAAGAAAGGCGTTGCGGCAATTGCGAATATTTCGACATGGACATGGAAGATTGCCTGCCAGAAGGTGCTGGTTATTGCCATCAGTGGAACTTTATGTGTGCGCCAGATAAGTCTTGCGCTTCTTGGGAGATGGGCGATGAAGAAGGCGATATGGGAGAAGGCGAGACCGAAGAAACTGGGGAAGAGTGAACCTCTTTCCAAGTCTGAGAAGAAGTCCGCTAAGGCTATGGCCGCATCTGCTGGCAGACCTTACCCGAATCTTGTGGACAACATGAGAGCAGCGAGGAAGAAATGAAAAAGACCAAGGCTGAGAAGAAGATCAGTAAGGTTTACAACGAGTTCAAGGCTGGCAAGCTACATTCAGGCAAAGGTGGCCCGATTGTAAAAAGCCCTGCCCAGGCTCGTGCGATTGCGCTTTCTGAAGCCGGTGTAAAGAAAAAGAAATGACTGCCGCTTGGACTAGGAAAGAGGGCAAGAACGCTAAGGGTGGCCTGAACGAGAAAGGTCGGAAGTCTTACGAGGCTGCGAACCCTGGGTCTAACTTGAAGGCTCCCGTAAAAAGCGGCGATAACCCGCGTAGAGCGTCTTTCCTAGCGAGAATGGGTAACATGCCAGGCCCAGAGCGTAAGCCTGATGGTAGCCCTACTAGACTCTTACTCAGTCTAAAGGCATGGGGTGCAAGTAGTAAGGAAGATGCAAGGTCAAAAGCAAAGGCAATCTCGGCGAGGAACAAGAAGTGAAGCGCAGAAAGGGTCTGCTGGACGAAGAGAAGTTCCTGCCTCCGCTGCCAGAGCAGTTGCCGAGAGGTGTGAGTTCGCTTCCAGGGTACGGGCAGACTAGTCCTGTAGCGCAGGGATTGCTAGGGTTTACAGGTAGACAACCGACGTATTCGGTAATGGATCCACAAGCACAGCAGATGTCTGATGCTTACAGACTAGGTGAACAAGCAAGCGTTGCTAGTCAGTTATACGGGTCTATGCTTTCTTTTGCCGCAGCGTCAACAATGGCAAGCGCACAGCGAGCAGGAAGTTTGTTGAGTCCGCTTACTGTGTTTCATGGTTCTCCGCATAAGTTCAGTAAGTTTGACGCAAGCAAGATCGGAACAGGCGAGGGCGCACAGGCTTACGGGCATGGGTTGTACTTTGCGGAAAGTCCTGCCGTGGCTAAAGGCTATCAAAACAGATTAGCTGGAGGAACAGATCCTTATCAGTATCAATATCAAGGCCAAATGTATGAACCTGGAAGTGAGAAAAATCCAGTAACTCATGCTCTTGGGTTGATTTACCACCAAGGGTCTAAGTTTGCTCAAAACATAGCCAAGCAAGGTCTTAAAGACGCAAAAGCTGGCGATGCGTTTGCTTTGGACATGGGTGGTGTTGACTATTACCAAAGGATGTTAGACGTAGCTAAAACAGCCAAGAAGTCTGACATTCAGGCTACGCAAGGTGCTTTTTATAAAGTAGACCTACCAGACGAACAAATAGCAAAGATGCTGGATTGGGATAAGCCGCTGAGTCAGCAGCCAGAAGCAGTTCAAAAACTTGCAAAAGAATTTAATTTGACAAGGAACGCTAGCAATACAGGCGAATCTAAAGGCTCCTACATCTATCAAAACCTAGCTACTCGATTAGCCGAACCTCCGTTTAATGAAAGAAGTCCTTTTAGCTCTGGCGCACCTATTGCTTCTGCGAAATTAAAAGAACTTGGTATCCCAGGAATACGTTACTTAGATCAAGGGTCTCGCGGTGGCGTTAAAGGTACAAGTAACTTCGTAGTATTCCCAGGAGAAGAAAACAAGCTAAGGATTATGGAAGTAAACGGAAGGCCTGTAGTCATAGACGAAGAAGAGCTAAGACGATCAGGATTGCTTGGTCAAGGTGTTGCACAGTAACAACAGAAGGATAGTAAAATACAGTGGAAAACAAATGGATTCCTCCAAACGCAGGAATGGGCAGACCGAAGGGTGCGCCTAACAAATCTACTGCGGCAGTTAGGGAAGCCATTGCAAAGATGGCGGAACTAAACGCACCTCGTTTTGCTATGTGGCTAGACGAAGTAGCGCAGAAAAGCCCAGAAAAGGCTTGCGATATTTACTTGCGGGCTATTGAGTACCACATACCTAAGCTAGCAAGAACAGAGGTAACAGGTCAGGACGGGCAACCAGTTGCTTTACAAGTGACATGGGCGCAACAAGAATAGTCATTCCGTATGCACCGCGAGCGCAACAGCTACAGATACACCATGCGCTTGCAGACAAGCGATTCGGAGTTGTTGTGGCTCACCGTCGTATGGGAAAATCAGTCTCTGCTGTCAACCATCTCATTAGAGCAGCGATAGAGAACACGAAGGAGGCTCCAAGATATGCGTTTATTGGGCCTACCTACTCACAGACCAAACGAGTTATCTGGGATTACCTCCTCAAGTTTACCGAGCCCCTTAACGCCACTGCCAATATTGCAGAACTTCGGGTTGATTTCTGGGGCAGACGCATCCAACTTGCGGGGTCTGATAACCCAGACTCTCTTAGAGGACAGTATTTCGACGGGGTTGTATTCGACGAATTCGGCGACCAGAACCCTAAAATTTGGTCGGAAGTGGTTCGTCCGGCCTTATCGGACAGAATGGGATGGGCGTTATTTCTCGGAACCCCAAAGGGAAACAACCACTTCAAGACCTTAAGAGACCATGCGTCAGAGCATAACGATTGGGCATTGCTTGAGTTCCGAGCATCCGAAACTGGTCTTATCCCTCAGGCTGAACTCGACGCAGCCAAGTCCGAGATGGGAGATGACAAGTACCTGCAAGAGTTTGAGTGTTCCTTTGACTCAGCAATCGAGGGAAGTTACTACGGGCAACTTCTCAATGAGTTACCGTCTGAGCGATTCCATGACATCCCTGTAGATGGATTGGCTAAGACTTATGCGGCCTGGGATCTAGGGATAGGCGACTCCACTGCAATCTGGGTTTGTCAGAGAGTGGGCTTAGAGACACGACTCATTGACTTTGTGGAGAACCACGGTCAAGGGCTCGATTGGTATGTGAACTGGCTGAGAACAAATCACTACGAACTAGCCGAGCAGTTACTACCTCACGATGTGCAGGTGAGGGAGTTGGGATCAGGAAGGTCTAGGTTAGAACTCCTGCAAGAAGCAGGGCTAAACATCACGATTGTTCCGAGAATGGGTGTTGACGACGGGATACAAGCCGTGAGAAGGCTGATTCCCTTTTGTTGGTTCGACTCCAAGACTAAGCGCGGAGTGGACGCACTACGCAATTATCGGCGACAATACGACGATAAGCGTCAAGTTTACTGGGATAAGCCCTTGCACGATTGGGCATCTCATGCGAGCGACGCATTTCGGTATCTTGCGGTTGGTATGTCAGAGCAAACAAGTTGGTCTAAGCCGCTGAAACCTAACGTATCTTGGGTGGTCTAAATGGATGACGGACGATTAAAGGCGATTCTCCAAGGTGAGATTGATAACGCGATAGGTTTCTTGGAGACCGAGACGGTCGAGCAACGTAAGAACGCGCTTACTGCCTACATGCGTGACCCCTATGGAAACGAGGTAGAGGGTCGCAGCCAGATCGTAACCGGTGAGGTTGCAGAAGCTATCGACGGGATGCTGCCGCCTCTTATGCGTTTGTTTACGTCTGCCGATCAAATCGGTGTATTCGAGCCTGTAGGCCCAGGCGATGAGCCTATGGCAATGCAAGCTACCGAGTATTGCAACTGGGTGCTGATGAAGCAGAACCCTGGCATCTCGATCATGCACGACTGGTTCAAGGACGCAATCCTTCAGAAGGTCGGTGTCATTAAAGCCTACTGGGACGATTCGATTTCAGTCACTAAGGAGCAGTACGCAAACCTGACAGACGATGAGCTAGCTATGCTTATGTCTGACGGGACGATGGAGATCGCAGCGCAAGAGACGATTGAGCAGGATATTGACGGTCAAGTCATGCGTGTCCATAACGTTGCGCTCATGCGTAAGACAAAGGCAGGGAAAGTTAAGGTTGAGAACGTGCCTCCCGAAGAGTTCTTGATCTCTAAGGCAGGAAAGACCGTTCGAGATACGCCCTTTGTCGCGCACAGGAAACTCATTACAAGGTCGGATCTTGTCTCAATGGGGTTCGATCCTGAGATCGTAATGAATCTACCGGTTTACAACGACCTTGAGTTTTCCGCTGAGTACATAGCTCGATACAACC